AATGCAGCTAGAATCAAAGAAGTATCTGTTGAAGATGAATACAATACAGACATGTACTCACAAGATTTAGATAAAAACTTATTATATATTTTAAAAGATGAATTAGATAACTACAAAGAGTCTTATCATCTTAAAGATTTCACCGACATGATTGAAAAATTCATTATGGCGGAATTATGTCCAAAATATGACATCGTTTTTATTGATGAAGCCCAAGATTTGTCGCCGATTCAATGGAAGATGTTTGATATCTTAAAGAAAAACTCTAAGCATGTTATATTAGCTGGCGATGATGATCAAGCTATTTATGGTTGGGCTGGTGCAGATGTTAAAAGATTTCAACAAGAACCGGCAAAAGAAATAATATTACCTCAATCTTATCGAGTCCCTAAATTAATCCAACACATTGCTGACAATATTTTAAGTAGAATACCTGATGAGAGGAGAATAAAAAAAGAATGGGAAGCAAGAGATGAAGAAGGATCTATATATTTTGGTACGTCTGTCGAAGATGTTCCTTTACATGAAGGACAATGGTTAGTGTTAGCCAGGTACAATGATAAATTAATAAAACTTAAACCATCTTTAAGAGACAGAGGAATTTATTTTGAATATAAAAATAGAAAGAGTTATAAGACTAGACTATACGATGCCATTCAAAATTATACACGATGGACTAACGGATCCCAACTATCCATTTCAGAGTGCAAAGATTTATTTGAATATTTTGGCAAAGAATTTCCGGAAAAGGAAGAAAGACTTTATGACTTAAAAGAATTTGGCTATAGCCCTACTCAGCAATGGTTTGAGGTTTTTGAAACTGAACCTGAAGACAGTCTCTACATTAGAGATATGTTACAAGCTGGAGAAAAATTATCTAAAGAAGCAAGAGTTAAACTCTCAACGATTCACGCAGCCAAAGGAGGAGAGGCAGACAATGTTCTACTCATTTTAGATAATACTAAAACTATTAGGGAGGCTATTGAAAAAAGCCCTGATAAAGAAGACGAAGAAAACAGGATTTGGTATGTAGGCGTCACGCGTACTAAACAAAATTTATATTTGTTGGCGGCAAAAAAGGAGGATAAAGGATATGACATCGAAAGTATACAATAAAGGAAACAATCGTCCATTAGATACGATGGATGAAGTTGCTTATCATGAGTTAAAAAGTAAATATAAAAACCTAGAAGAAAAATTAGGGGCCTATAAAAAACAAATCGGGGGATCTCATTATAAAGATATGAAAGTTCAGCCCGCACAATTTATAAACGACAATAAATTGCTTTTTGCAGAAGGAAATGCTATTAAATATATCTGCAGACACAAACATAAAGGAGAAGTACAAGATCTAGAAAAGGCTAAACATTATATTGATATGATTATTGAAAGAGATTATGGCCCTAAAGAAAGTTGGATAGACGGCTACAAGAAATGGAAAGATTTATCAATGAAAGGAGTCATCAGCAATAAAATAAAAGTTGGTGATTTAAAAAAACTTTTGAAATGAGAATTCCTAGATTTGAAGCCCAAACTGAATGGGTGAAGCCGACAGAATTTCCAGACTTAAGACAAGTCGATGAAATTGCAATCGATCTAGAAACAAAAGATTAGACTGGCTGAAAGATGTTTTAGAAGCTCCTTCCACAAAAATATTTCACAATGCTATTTACGACGTTTGTTGGTTAAGAGCCATGGGCTTTAAGATTAATGGTGACATGGTTTGTACCATGCTGGCGGCAGCCATCACAGATGAAAATAGATTTAGATATGATCTTAATAGTTTATCCTGGCATTATTTAGGCTATGGTAAAAATGAAAGGGCATTAGCAGAAGCTGCAGAAGAATGGGGCATCAATCCTAAAGCAGAAATGTATAAGCTACCTGCCATGCATGCAGGATCTTACGCAGAACGGGACGCAGAAATTACTTTAGGCCTGTGGCAAGAACTTAAAAAAGAAATTATTCAACAAGATCTAGAGGACATCTTTGATCTAGAAACAGACCTATTTCCTTGTCTCGTTGACATGAGATTTAAAGGAGTCAGAGTCAATGTAGAAGGTGCGCACGCCATGAAGAAACAATTAATGGCTGAAGAGAGAGAAATCCTTAACAAAATAAAATCAGAAACCAATGTTGACACTCAAATATGGGCAGCACGATCTGTTGCGAATGTATTTGATATGTTAAAAATAGAATATCCAAGAACAGAAAAAACATCAGCTCCATCCTTT